TATTCTTTTCACTTATTATTCTAAAAAATTTGAAGGGTTTGCTAATACCCTTTATTTTTTTGATTGTATTGATTACAGATGTAATTTTTAGGTAGGAAAACAAAGGAGTTAGTGAAATGCGAGATGATGAAACACTTGAACAATTTAGAGATAGATTGCTAGTTGAGTTTTTAAAGAATTTTGGCGTAACGCCTGATGAAGTTAATCTAGTTTTGGTCGGACATAATCAGTCACGAGAAGTGATATTGTCTGTCTCGGTTTATTGATTTTTATTTTGATATTTTTACGAGAAGTTTTAATTATCATTTTTGCTTTATTGGGAAGTGGAGTATCATACATAAAAAAAAGATTTCCGTGTACAGTTTCATAAGGGGCAAGATTTATCACTGGTTGGAGCATATTCTTTTCAGACAAATTATAGTTTAAACTTTCCTCATTATCAGCAATGGTGAAAATAAGACCACTTTGTTTAAAACGATTTGTTTTATATGTTGTTTCGTATTTTTCTCCATAGTTAGTGTACAAGTTCCATGTGCTTCCATTTAAAATAAATTCGTATATTGAAATGGGTTTAGAACTTTTATTAGTGATTATTACACTGGGTATATAACGAAATTTATATTGCCAATATATATCAGGTGATTTATTGCTTGTCCTATCAACTATCATTTCGGTAGAATCTGTATCTGGAAAAGAAACTTTTAATTTAGCTTTCTCATTATTAAACCTTATTAGAGTAAACCCAAAAGCAACAAATGAAACTAAAAAAGAAGTTATTGGTATTAAATACTGGATGATAGAATCTAGTATCACTTTTGATGATAAAATTTGATTCGTAGATTGGGTTTGTAATATATACATAAAACCTCCTATATTTTATTATTAAGTTTATTGTATCACTTTTTAAGGAGGTTTGAGATTAATAGAACAAGGAATACAAGTTTTTACAGCGATAAAAAATGGGAACGCAAACGATTAAGAGTTTTAAAAAATGATAAATATGAATGTCAAAATTGCAAGAGGTTTTATAAGACAACGACAGCACAGGTTGTTCATCATATATTTTTTTATGAAGATTATTCTGAATTAGGTTTAACGAATTGGAACTTAGTTAGCTTATGCAACAGTTGTCACAATAAGATGCACAACAGACACAATGACACAGCGACAAGGCTTGGGCTTGAATGGCAAGATAAAAAGAAAAAAGATTTTGAAATTTATTTTAAAAATAAAAATGAAAAAGTTCGAGACTAGGTTTTAAAATTTAAAAAAATAAAAAATAAAATAACAACAAAATAGAAATTTGCAGATGCCCCCCACTTTCTAAAAGTGCTTGACAACCTTGTGGGAAAAGGGACGATGGGGTCATTTCCCCACCTCAAAACATTTCAAAATATTTTTTCCCAGATTTTAGAGAAAGGAGCAAGAAAAATGGTTTATAAAAATATCGCATCGAAAGACACGATAAAACGAAGAACGATAGCTTATATGAAAGAGCTTAATGTATATAAAAAACAGTATAATCAGTTGATTGAAGTGTACTCAGATTTGTTGTTGCAATACTACATTTTGACGAAACAGTTTGAAGAAACAGGATATGAAGTAGTCGTTGCAACCGAAAAAAAAGCCCGATTCTTGCATCCTTGGAAAATCTTAGGAAAGACATTGGAACTTATAGCGATAGACTGATGTTAAACGCAAAAGCTAACAAAGACAGCGAAATTAATATTAAAGCTACCGCTGATGACCCTTTTAACAAGTTGTTCGATGGCTTGAAAAGTGGGTGATGTGCTTGGATATATCAAAAATTAAAAGCATTCACTTTAAAACAGCTTTAGAATTTGCAAATGATTTAATCACAGGCAAAAAAATAGCGAACCTAGAGCAAATACAAGCGTGTCAAAGATTTTTAGATGATTTAGAAAGAACAGACTTAGACTTTAAGTCGAATCAATTCGATTTTGCGATTGACTTGATTGAAGGTACGATTTTTCCTGAGAAGGGTGAAAATGTTGATGGAACATCGGCACGATTAAACCCCATAAAATTAACTCGCTGGGAGATATTTGTAACAGTAAATTTATTCGGGTTCTTTTTAAAAGACACTAATATAAGGCGCTATCAAGAAGTTTTGCTATTCTTGCCTCGGAAATCTGGCAAGACAACATTTGTCGCAAGCCTAACATGGGCTAAGTCTTTAATTGATGCGAATAGCGGAGCGACTACATATATAGTAGCCAACTCATTAAGTCAAGCAAAAGTATCATTTAACTTTATTCAGCACAATCTTAATCTTGAACATAACAAGAACAAGTTTAAGCCTAAAATGCGTGCAAACAATCAGGAACACAGCATAAATTGTGATGTTGGGCAAGGACACATAGAGATTCGTGCGATAGGCGCTGACGAAAAATACCTTGATGGACTAATAGCTAATACAATAATCGCCGATGAAGTACATGCTTTCAAACGCCCGAAAAGATATACGCTTATGAAGGATGCAATGAAAAGTTATAGTGGCTCACGCATGCTTTTAGCAGTTTCAACAGCAGGCGATAGTATAGGATGTTTCTTAGATGAGCGAGTAGAGCTTTTAAAAAAAGTATTAAACAAAACTATAAAAGATGTTCAAAAATATGATAGATATTTTATCTATCTGTGTACAGCGCCACGAGACAACAAGGGCAATTTCTTAAATCCGATGACAAACGAAATAACAGAAATTGATGACCCAATTTTAATCGAGGCAGTCAATCCTAGTGCAAACGAAACAGTTTCGTTAGATTTGCTTGTAAATGATGCCAAAATCGCACTTGATAGTGACGAAGGCACACGAAACGAATTTAAAAACAAAACATTGAATGTGTTCACAACATCAAGTCATAGTTTCTTTGATATTGACGAGTTTAAATACTCAGACAGCTTATATGATTTTACAATTGATGATTTATTAAAACTCAATTTGACATGGTATGGATTCGCAGACTTATCAGTTTTACACGATTTGTCAGCAAGCGGTATCTATGCAAACTATAAATACAAAACAACTGACAAAAACAACAACACAATAACAAAAGACATTGACATTGTTATCACACAAGCCTTTTTCCCTTTATCTTTAGCGATTGCTAAGGCACAAGAATCAAATATGCCACTTCAGGAATGGCAAGAAGAAGGATGGGCAACACTATCAAACACTGATGTTGTTCAGAGTAGCGACATTGCAAGCTGGTTTGTTGATATGAGAGCCAAAGGATTCAAAATCAAGCAAGTAAATTATGACAGAAAATCGGCTTTAGAATTTACGCTTATTATGAAATCAGAAAAATTTAAACTCAAAGATGCTAGTCAGTTGCCTAGCCTAAAAACAATAGGTATCAGACGAATTGAAAACAAAGTTAAAAATGGCGAGTTCTACTATTTGCATAACAGGTCGTATGAATATTGTGTAAGCAATGTCAAAGCCGATGAAATTTATAATGGATGGCTCAAAATGAATAAAATAAGTAAGAATATGAAAATAGATATTTTTGATGCAAGCACTTTTGGAGCAACGGCGCTTTTAGAAGATATGGAAAACAAAGCGAAAATGAAAAATATACTGAAATAAAAGGAGGTGAGAATAGAAAAATGGGAATAAGAGATATTTTTAAAAGGTCGAATGACCCTAAAAGCAATAACAAAATGGGCTACTACATGAGCGAAGATGCAAAAAGTTTATTGGTCGGGGGCTATACAAGATTAGCTGATAGTCCCGAAGTCTTGACAGCGATTAATACAATTGCAGACCTTGTTAGCAACATGACAATTCAGCTAATGAAAAATGGCGATAAAGGCGATACAAGAATTAAAAATGACTTGAGCAGATTAGTAGACATTAAGCCCAACAATTATCAAACAAGGAAATCATTTATTTTTTGGGTTGTGAAATCTATGATGCTGACAGGTAATGCGGTTGTAATGCCCTTGACGAGAGGTGGTAAGACAATTGAGCTGAGACCTTTGGCTGATAACAAAATTAGGTTTTATTATGACGATAAAAATGATTTTGATTATGAAATAAAATACAAAGAAAAAGACTATGCGCCTGATTCGTTATTACATTTTGTGCTAAATCCAAAGGACGATTTGCCTTTTATGGGTAGTAGTTATCGTGTAAGTTTAAGCGATGTCACACATAATTTGAGACAGGCTTCAGCAACAAAACGAAGTTTTATGAGTAGCGAGTATATGCCTAGTTTAGTGATGCTCATTGATAGCGATGCGGATTTAGACGAAGATGAGCGAGAGAAATTTGAAGAAAAATACTTGAAACGCAAGGATAAAAACAAACCGCTTTTGCTACCCGATGGCTTAGTAAATTTTCAGACAATTAAACCTTTGACTTTAGAAGACCTAGCGATTCATGAATCAATCAAGGTCGATAAACAAACAGTAGCAAGCATCTTAGGCATTCCAGCCTTTGTCTTAGGCGTGGGAACTTATAGCAAGGACGAGTGGAACAACTTTATTAATACAAAAATTATGAGTATTGCTCAAATTATTCAACAGACCTTAAACAAACTAATCGTTGAAGAAGACCAATACTTTAATTTTAACCCTCGTTCACTTTACAATTATTCGCTTGTCGAGCAAGTCAATGCTATTACAAACTTAGTAAAAGTTAATACTTTAAGACGGAATGAAGGCAGAAATTGGTTAGGTTTAGCGCCCGATTCTGAGATGGACGATTTAATCGTGTTGGAAAACTATTTGTTACAACAAGATTTGAGTAAGCAAAATAAATTAACTCAAAATATTATTGATGATATTGATGATGAAAATGAAATGAAAGGAGACGAATTACAAGATGAGAAATCTTAAAAAACAAGTCAGAAGTATTGGCAAGTTGCAGACAAGAGACAGTAACAATGAAACTGATGAAATGAAAATAACAGGATATTTTGTTGTATTCAACACAGAAACCGAAATTTATGACGGAATGTACGAAGAAATTTCTGACAAAGCATTTAAAGATATTGACTTAACAGACATTAGAGCATTGGCAGACCACGATACAGCAAAAGTTTTAGGAAGAACAAAATCAAAAACTTTGAGTTTAAGCGTTGATGAAAAAGGCTTGTTCGGCGAAATTACAATAAACCCTGACGACAGTGAAGCAGTCAATTTGTACCAGCGTGTTAAAAGGGGTGACATAGACCAATGTTCGTTTGGCTTTAGCATTTTAGATGAGACTATGGACACAAGAGAAGATGGTTCAGTAAAATGGACTATCACAGAAATAGAATTATTTGAAGTCAGCGTTGTTACTTTTCCCGCCTATTCTGATACCGCAGTCGAGGCACGAAGCGCACAACTAGAACAACTAGAAAAAAGAAACTTAAAAACTAGAAAACAACAACTAAAGGAGAGAATTAAACAATGGCATTAAAACAATTGATTTTAAATAAAAAAATTACAGAGCGTTCAGCAAAAATCACAGAGCTAAGAGCTGACGAAACAAAACTTAAAGATGAAGAAAAAGAACTTGAAGTCGCTTTAGACGAGGCTGAAACTGACGAAGATGTCAAAGTCGTTGAAGATTCGGCTGATGAATTAGAGCAAAAAATTAAAGAAAACGCTGACGAAATTGCAAAACTTGAAAAAGAAAAGACTGATTTAGAAGCTGAATTGGCTCAAATTGAAGACGAACAACCAAAAACTGAAACTGACGAAGATAAAGAAGATAAGAAAGACGGAGAACAAAGAAAAATGGCTAAACAAATTAACACACGCAACGCAAACGGAGTATTAACTATTCGTGAATCACTTAAAATTGAGGAAGTACGCAGTTTTTATCAAAATCTTGCTAACGCAATGACTGAAAAACGCAGTTTGACAGGCGCTGAAAAAGTAGTGCCTACCGAAGTTATTGACCGAATTGAATCAAAACTTGGCGACTACTCAACACTTTTACAAGAAGTAACAGTTGAAAAAATTGGTGGCACAAGTCGTGCGGTTATCGCAGGAGATATTCCGTCAGCGATTTGGTTTGAAATCGGTAAAACAGCACTTGACGAATTAGACGATGCCTTGGAAGGTGTAGAATTTGATGGATTCGGACTGGGTGGCTATGTAGCAGTTCCTAACATCATCATCGAAAACTCACTTATTAACTTGGCAGGTCACATTGAAGACCGCTTAGCAAAATCTATCGCAAAAGCTTTAGACAACGCAATTCTTAACGGAACAGGAACTAAACAGCCACTTGGTGTTGTAGCTTCAGCACCAGTTGCTAACAAAGTGACAAGTGACGGAACTATCACCGATTTGATTGCTAAATTGGCTAAAGTTGATACAGACGGCACGGGCGGTGAAGTAATCGCAGTTATGAATCGTGCGACTTACTACTCTCAAATCGTGCCTAAAACTTTGGCGGTCGCAGCAAACGGTGTACTGACAGGTTCATACGCATTGCCTTTCCGAGTTGTTTTGAGTGCTTATGCTGATGACAACACAATTGTGTTCGGTGATTTCAAACAATTCTTACTTGCTCAACGCTCAGAAATTCGTGTTGAATCATCTACAGAAGTACAATTTACCTCAGACAACACAGTATTTAAAGGCGTTGGATTCTATGACGGTAAAGCAACTAAAGCGGAAGCATTTGCAGTTGTGACTATCACAGCTACACCCGCAGCAGGTTAAGCAATTAGACTAATTAAAGAGGGTTGACCTCTTTTATTTTTAAGCGAAAGGAGAAAAAAGTATGAAATATAAAGTATTAGTAGATTTTACAGATAAAGAAACTAAACATGTTTATCGTCAAGGCGATAAATACCCTTTTAAAGGTCGGACTAAAAAAGCTAGAATCGAAGAACTTCTTTCAGCGAACAACATGAGAGGTCAGCCTCTTATTTGTTTGCTTGAAGTTGAGGAGGTTGGCAATGGATGAAAATGAAGATAAGATTTTAAACTTGGTGAAAGCGACATTGGGTTATAAGTCTAGTGTTAGAGATGAATTGTTAAAGTTTATTATCAAGTCAGTTGTTGATGAGTTAGAAATTCAAAAACGAATAACATTAAAATATGACAATGCTGAACACCTAATGTTTGTTGTTGATTATGCAGTTTTCAGATACGAAAACAAGGGCGGTAGCGTGATGCCTAGAAACTTAGAATATAGATTGAGAAACTTGATAATCAAATTCGGGGGTGTCTAATGGCAGTTTGGG